TTTCCTCAAGTTTTTTGCCGCGAAGGTGCAGACCTACCCTATGCACCTTGAGATCACCTACAGCAAGGTAACGGACTGGGGCGTCCGGGTGTGGCGGAGGGGAACCGCCTACGACGGGGACGACGAAGAACTCGTCAACGTCCAGGACTGCGACGCGGAGCTGGCTTCGCAACCGCACAGGTGCAGTTGAAAAACTGGCTGCTGGAACACGAAGGAGGCTATTAACCATGGCAAATGCCCGTACATACACCCTGACGCTGAATGCGCAAGAGCTGCATGATCTGATCGAGGCGGCGCTGGTCTGCGAGTGCCAGGCAGCGCAGCTCATAAACGGGCTGAAGCGCAAGGGGATGGATCTGGACGCGCAGAAGCTCATTACACAAAATGCCCGTCTGGCGCGGCTCGTCAGGCGGATGCAGGAGACAGAGAAAGGAGAAGCACTATGAGAACCAATCTTGCAGAGCGGCGGATCGGGTATGAGCCGCCGGAAGTTCCTGAAGGGGAAAGTCTGGAGGAACGCCGGGAGAGAATCCGGGCGATCTACCAGTGGCGCAAGGCCATGCGGCGTCTGGCGCGGCTGGGGTGCATATGGCTGTCGGGCGTGGGCTTCGCGCTGTGCATCATCGCGGGCTGCGCCCACGCGACGGAGATCGCCGCCGTCATCGGCTTCGTATCGCTCATGGCGTTTTTTACAGGGGTTTGCCTGTACGAGTGAAGCGCCATGAGGCAGGAAGAAAAGCGTATCCCGATAAATTTCCGCCCGGATCAGCTGGCGGACGTGATCGAGGCCGTCAACGCCTACGCGGACGATCTCAAAAATGATCGGGCGCTCCTGTACGAAATGCCGAAAATCGACCACGAGACGACGGACGCGCTGCTGGCGCAGGAAACACGGCTGCAAAAGCTGGCGTACTGGCTGATGAAAGTACAGGAGGAAACCTTATAACAAAAACAGGAGGCAAACGCCATGAGGCAAAACAGCATCGGATACCCCGGCGAGCGGCCTGCAAAGCGGGCGGACATCGTCGAGCAGCCGGGCTATAACGGCAAGAACTATTTCGTGGTGGACTACGCCGGGCGTCAGCTGACGGTACACGCGGCGGATGAAACGGCGGCCCTGTTCTGGGCGGCCAAGCGCTGGGGTTACAGCTTCAAGCGGCCGGAATACCATCAGTCGGCCAGCGTGGCCAAGCTCGGCTACCAGCCGGACAGAATGTTCGGATAAAAAATGCCCTCGACCGGTTCCAGCCGGACGAGGGCGGAGAAGCCTACACTTCTCTGTAACAAGTTAAGTACAAGGAGAGTATACCATGAAAAATCCATATTTGCAAGAGGCAACGGAGATCATTCGCAAGCAGCAGGGGCCGCGCGGCCCGGTCTGGATGTGCGGCGAGCAGCTGCTGGAGATGATCGCGCCGGGGAGGGAGGAGACGAGATGAGAGCCACAAAAGATGGCGAGTTCCGAAGCAGCGTTTATACGCAGCGTCCGCCGTATGCAGATTTCGACGCGCCTGCGAAGTTTCAGGCGATTCAAAGTATCATTGCAAAGCGGTTGCGGGAGCATCCGAATGCGATGTGCTCTTATTCTGGCGGCAGCGATAGCGACATCATGATCCACATGATCGAGACGGCCCGCAAGATCTTCGGCCTGCCGCCGATCAAGTATTACTTCTTCGAAACCGGCTTAGAAATGGAGGCCACGCGGCGACACGTCCGGGAAACGGCAGAGCTGTACGGCGTGGAGATCCAGACTGTCCGTCCGAAGAAGAACATTGTGCAGGCGACGAGAGAATACGGGCAGCCGTTCGTCTCAAAGATCATGTCTGCTGGGCTGGAAGCCGTGCAAAAAAAGAACATTCCGCTCACCATCGCGGATGAATACGATCAGGCAGGAGACAAGGCAGCGAAGCGGAAGGAGCTGAAAAGCCGATATCCGGGCTGTGAGCAGGCAATCAATTTCATCTGCTGCTGCAATTCGGCAGGCGAACCGCGCCCGAATATCCAGCTTGTTATCAACAGTTCAAAGTATATGCTTGATTTCATCAAGGAAAATCCGATCCCGTTCCGCGTCAGCAACCACTGCTGCGACATCTGCAAAAAGCAGCCCGCACACGCCATTGAAAAGCAGTTTGATATGGTGATTACCGGAGAGCGCCGCGACGAGGGCGGAATGCGTTCCGTGCCGCGCAGCGACAGCTCGACGATGTGTTTTACCGAGACGGCGGCGGGAAAGTTCCGCCTCAGGCCGCTGTATTACGTCTCCGACGCGGACAAACAGTGGTACAAGGACTACTACGGCATCCGATATTCGGATGCTTACGAAGTCTACGGCCTCAAGCGAACGGGCTGCTGCGGCTGCGCGATCTCTGCCAGAGCTGCGGCGGATCTAGAATTGATCCGCCCGTATGAGCCGAACGTTGTAAAGGCAGCGTGGGCGATCTTCGGCGACAGCTACAGGTATCGCGCGAAGTACAACGAGTATAAGGCTATGCGCCGGGAGCAGGAAAAGACCAGAATGCAGGGGACACCGCAGGCCGAACTTCCGGGACAAATTACATGGGAGGATGTAACGCCATGACAGACAAGGAAATCGTGCAGGCGCTGCGGTGCACGTCTACACCGGGCGACCATACAAGTAGCTGCGAGCAGTGCCCATACTGGAAGAAAGAACAGCTGAACGGGCAACTCAAAGAGAAGTTGGGAACGGATACATGGACAAGCTGCGACATTGATAAGGTCGGCCCGGACGCAGCCGACCTCATCGAGCGTCTGACCGCCGAGAACGCGGCGCTGCGGGAGAAACAGCGGTGGATTCCGGTGACGGAGCGGCCGCCGGAGGAACGAACACTTGTAAACGTGGTGTGGGTGAACAGAGAACCAGAGCCGTACTACAAAAAAATAAAGGGCGTTCCGTTTTCTGATACTGCGTGCTTTTACAGAGGGAGATGGTATTGGGATTCTCCTGTAGTCCTCGATCTGTTGGCAGAATACGGGGAAGATGAGATTGATCTTGTAGACGAGGCAGTGGAAATCACCCATTGGATGCCGCTGCCGGAAGCACCGGAGGGAGGAGGCAAGCATGAGTAAAGCTGTTTTGATCAGCATCCGCCCGGAGTGGTGTGAGAAGATCATGGCCGGGCAGAAGACCATCGAGGTGCGCAAGACGCGCCCAAAGATGGATATGCCGTTTAAGTGCTATATCTACTGCACAAAACCGGAGGAAAAGCTACTCACCATTATGAAAGACGGCGATGAGAATTATGGAGAGACGTATCACGGCAAGCCGGTTTTCATAAAGACGGAAAAAGCGCCGACCACTGGCTTATGGGGTAAGCGGCAAAAGGTTATCGGCGAGTTTGTATGCGACAACATTTTTGAAAGGATCGTCAGAGTAGGAGCAATCTGTGAACCGCCGAAATATTGCATCTGCGATTGGAACATGGACTGCACACCACTTGATACGCTTCTTGCGGATGCTTGCCTGACAAAAGACGAGCTGGAGAAGTATCTGGACGGCGGCGTCGGCTACGGATGGCACATTTCCAACCTCAGAATTTACGATCACCCGCGCGATCTGTGGGAGTTTACCGGCCTGCGGGAGACAAAATTCGGAGCAGAACCGGTGCCAATCACCCGCCCGCCGCAGAGCTGGCGGTATGTGGAGGAAGAGATATGGAACGATTGACAAGTCCTAATATCAACGTAGACCCGGATACCGACCGATTTCTGCACGCCGCGATTGGCGGCAAGAAAATCGACTGGAAGCAGTCCCGGGACAGCACGCTCAACGTGCTGATCAACGGCCCAACGAGCAACGGCTTTGGAAAGGATATTTTCCGCAAGATGGCCCGCGATCTGTACGGACGGCTGAAAGCCTACGAGGATACGGGATGGACACCGGAGATGCTGCGTAAGCTGGGCGAAAATGCCTGGCATCTGTGGGATTTCGCGCAGGCTGCGGAAAACATGACGGTCGGACGGTTGAAAGAGTTTGCCGAGGCCGACAAGGACGGGCGCGTGGTCGTGCTGCCGTGCAAAGTCGGCGATAAATTATACAGAGTGTTTGCCGGAGAAATCTTCGAGCACCGAGTCGGGAGCATGAAATACTTCGCAATACAGGGACGGTGGGACATTGAAACGTACCCGTTCTGCCCATGCGTGGAAAGTTCCATAGGAAAAACCGTATTTTTTAGCCGCGAAGAAGCCGAGAAGGCTTTGCAGGAAATGGAGTAGCAGATGAAGAACAGATTGACGGTCAGACACGGGATGCTGTCCGACCTCAGAGCATACTTGAAGCAAAGTGGCTGGAAACTCGAAGAACCTGTCGGCGAGTATGAGGTTCTGAGGGCAAGAAATCCGAATTATCCGCGACCACTTCTGGTTCACAACCGGGCAGAACGCGGCGTTGGGTACACCATCGACGGGCGCGATGCGAAGATTTACAGCGGATGGAAACGGAACCGCCGCAAGCGTTGCCTCGACCCAGACTGGCCTACGCAGGAAGAACGGAAACGGTATTTTGAAGGAGTGGACGGAGTATGAGTTTCAGCAGGAAAACACGGGAAGCGGTCTATGCGAAGTATGACGGCCACTGTGCGTATTGTGGGCGAGAAATCGCTTACAAGGATATGCAAGTCGATCATTTCAAGCCGAAACGTGCATGGAACGCCGAAAACGCAGGGACGGACGATATTTCCAACCTTATGCCTGCCTGCCGGATGTGTAACCACTACAAGAGGGCAAACACGCTGGAGACATTCCGGCGCTATATCGAGGAGATCCCGCACAAACTCAGGGAGAACTACATCTACAAGGTCGGCATCGTGTATGGAAACATCATTGAGAACGAAAAACCGATAGAGTTCTATTTCGAGAAGATGGAGGCGCGGAAAGATGGCTGACACGTATTGTACGGCATTTATGGAGGATTTGCCGCCGGAAAAGCAGGCCGAGGGACTTGGTGTTCAGGCCGCGCTGGTGCTGGGAGAATGCTTTCACTGCGAGCACTATGCACGATGTTCTACGGATGAGACGTTTGTGTTTCCGGCAAATGCTGCCTGCATGGTGCGCAGGGATATGGTTTTGAAGGAATGGGGATTGGAGGGAAAGAAGGATGGCTGAGCTGAAACCGTGCCCGTTCTGCGGCGGTGAAGTTGAAGAAACAGGCGGTTCATGTAATTTCGGGAAGAAGATTATGGTTCTTAAAGTAAAATGCAGGAAATGCGGGACATCCGTCGCCCTGAAAACAGCATGGAACACGAACGCATACATTGAAGCGGTTGAGGCATGGAACCGGAGGGTAAATGATGAGTGATTACATCAGCCGCGAGGCGGCGCTGGCAGATTTTGAAGCCTGCAACGCGGAAAATCCGAACTGGACACCTCAGCGGGTGAAAACGCTCCTGCTTCGTCAGCCCGCCGCCGACGTTGCGGAGGTGGTGCAAGGGCAGTGGCTGCTGGATAGTAGGTGGCCGAGCTGGCAGCACCGCGAGTGCAGCCGGTGCAAGATAACGTTCCCAAGAACGACGGAAGTCGCAGACCAGTATTGGCAGTATTGCCCCAACTGTGGCGCGCGGATGGATGGAGGTGCTGACCATGCCTGAAGAATACATCAGCCGCCGTGATGCGCGAATAGCGATCCTCGAGAAACAGGCCGGCGGAGGGCTGGATCAGAAAATCACGGTAGGATCGGCAGAAGCAGTAATCAACGCAGTTCCCGCCGCCGACGTTGCGGAGGTGGTGTATGGGCAGTGGGAAGGTGAGGGCGACGGATACGCAGACGGCGAGATTGTGCTTGATGTGTGGCATTGCTCTCAATGCGGATACTGCATCGACGACGGCACGGATAACCCGGATTGCCTGCCGAAATACTGCCCCAACTGCGGTGCAAAGATGGACGGTGCTGCCGAATGAGCGGACTGCGGTTTGAGAGCATGGCGGACATGCCGCCGAGGATGCGGGAGCTTTATGCACGGCAGCAGCTGCCGGGGGCTGCCGCGGCGCCGAAGAAGGCCTCGAAGTATCACAGCGCGCCCGCTGAGCGCGGAGAGCTGCGCTTCGACAGCCAGAAGGAGGCGCGGCGGTACGACGAGCTGATGGTGATGCTCCGGGCTGGCATTATCTCCGATCTGCGACTGCAACCGCAGTTCACCTTGCAGGAGAGCTACATCACCGAAACCGGCGAGCGCATCCGCGCGGTGCGGTACACGGCGGACTTTTCGTACAAATTCGGCGGCAAGCTCGTCGTCGAGGACGTGAAGTCGACCGCCACGCGGACCAAGGAATATCTGCGCAACCGGAAATTCATGCGGTCAAAATTTGGAATCGATATACAGGAGATTTAAAAATGCCGGAAGAAAAAAACGAGGGCCGTCAGGGAATGCCCTGCGGCCTGCCGAAAAGCGGGAACGCCTGCATGAACCGCACGACGGCCTGCTGCCTGAAATGCGGCTGGAATCCGGATGAGCAGGTGCGGCGCAGGGCGCTGCCGCTCGTCAAGGGCGCGGACGGCCTGCTGCACAAGGATATCAGCACCAAGGAATAGGCAATCAGCCGGGGAACCATATTTTATCGGACTTATGCCGCGGCCGCTCCGCCATGAGACGGCTGCGGGAGGATCACCCGGCATTGCACCCGGCGCACAGGAAGCTCCCTCAAGCTCTGTGCGCCGGGGATAAAAAGCGCGTGTGGAACGTGCGCGCGCGAATGGAACCCGTCAACGTTACCCCACACGGGGGTCTCGCATAGCCTCCGTGCATCGCTTGCCTCCTTTTTATAAGCCGCCTGATGGCAGTCAAGGGCGGCTCGCCCGGAAATGCGCAGCGTTTGACAAGCGAGCGCGGCGCGCCGGTGCGCAGACGGTGAAAGCCCGTCCTGCCTACGGGGGCCGGAATACCGGCCCCCAGACGAAGGAGTGTGAAACTATGGGCAAATCCAACAAGGTTGCGCTGGTCTGCCAGGTCTGCGGGGCCACATTTTACAAAGTGCCGAGCGCGATCACGATGGAGACAAGGTGCTGCTCGAAGGAGTGCCGCGGGAAAGTGCAGGCAGAAAGACTGGAGCAGCGCCGCCGGGAGCTGGAAAAGGAGCTGGAGGGCCTGCGCACCGAGAGCCCGGAAGGCGAAAAGCGCCTGCCGCACAGGCTCGTCCGAATCCGCATAACGTCCAAAGTCCCGGTATGGCCGGAATACCAGCCAAGGATCGGAGCCACATACTGGGCGGAGCGGTACCCAATGTTCAAAGCGCCAGGATATGTGATCGAGTCCGGAGGCAAAAGAATCAATATCCGCGCCAATGAGTGCGTGGAAGTATGAAAGGAGCATTAAAATGGCAGAAATCATGGGAACTTTTGCGCGCGACCTCGACAATTTTGTCGCGTACTATGACAGCCAATTCTGGGACGCGAGTTTCCACGGCGAGACTTACCCGCCGCGGATCATTATGGAGCGTTCTACGCCGCCGCTCTACCGGGTGGAGGACGACGGCTCAAAGACGCTGGAGCCGAATCCGACGATCCAGATCATCGGCAGTGTGGACACGGAGGTCGTCACGACCGGCAAGCTCCAGATCAGCAAAAAGGACTTCACCAAGCTGACCAACCGCGCCGCCGCTCTGCTGGAGCTGTTTCTGCACGGCTTTATGCAGGAGCGCAAGGAAATGGAGGCGGCGCAGGAATGAGTAAGAAAGACAAGCGCCGGGAAGCGCTGCGGCTTGGCAAAAAGGACATGAGCTTTGCGGAGATCATGCAGGCAATAGGGGCGTGCAGGGCGGACGACTGCGACAAGTGCCTGCTGAACGGCGGCCCCATCGCAGGATGGTTCCCGGAGGATGTGCCGGACTGCTATACCGTGCTGCTTAAAAACGCGGCGAAGCAGCTGTGCAGCACCGGGAATTGGTGGCGCTGGGATGATATCTTCCGTGTCTACCGCTGCCCGGTCTGCGGCAGGCCGGAGAAGCCGCATATCGAAGTCTGGAAAAATGGCGGCGTGAAGCGCGTTTTGCCGCGCCAATGCCAATACTGCCAAGCAACACTGGAAGGGATAGAAGGAGAAGAAAATGATCATTGAGATTTTGGAGCTTGCTGCCGCGCTGGAGTGGATCGCGCTGGGCGCGCTGGTGTTTTTCGAGCTGCGCGACAAGAAGCGCAGGCTTGACGCGGCGATAAAGAAATTGGAAGACGCTATCCGCTGAACGCATGGCCGGAATTTCCGGCCACGCTTTGAGCGGGCAGAAGACCTGTAGGGGCGGACGACTCTGTCCGCCCGGGAGAAAGAGGTGTGGATGATGGCAAAGAGGCACAAGCGCCGCCTGCTTACCGGGGCGGTATGTACGCAGATTGTTTATACCGTGTCCGAAGGTGCGGACAAAAAGGCCAGCAAACCGCGCAAGCCGCGCTTCCAGACGCGGGAAGAGCAGGACGAATTCAACCGGAAGATCTCCGAGGCAAAGCTGGAAGCGCTCGTCAATGCCAACTTCGGCCCGACCAGCCTGTATTCCACATTGACGCTCGACGCCGAGAACGAGGTACATACTGCCACAGAAATGAAACTCATCCGGGACAGATTCTACCGCCGCCTACTATATAAATACCCAAACGCCAAGATCGTGATTGTCTACGGACAGGGCAAGTCGACCAGCCGCTTCCATCTGCACATGATCTCGGACGGCATTCCGGAGGATGAGATCGGCAGGATCTGGGGACTCGGCAGCGTGGTCGAGATCCGGCATTTGCGGGAACATAACTTTTACTTGGATGAGCACGGCAACAAGATCGACCATGGACGGGATTATAAGGCGCTGGCCGACTACCTGCACGCGCATTGGAGAAAAGAGTTCGGCGGGCACAGGTACAAGGCCAGCCGAAGCTGCGTCCGACCGGAGCCGGAGCCGGCGACAGAGGCCGTCCGGGATTACAGTCCCAAGCGCCCGCCGGTCGCCCCGCGCGGCTATATCCTCGTCGAGGCACGGACGACAAAGTACGGGTATCAATACTATAAGTATGTAGTCGATCCAAGATCAGAGCACAAGCGGAACGGGAGCCGCTTAAATTAAACCTTGTATATGCGTAAGGTTTTAGAACGAAGCAGGAAGGAAGTGGGAAAGTGTCGAAACCGAGATACTGGTGGTACGGGAATGTCTGCCGCACCATCGGCGAATACCCGAAACTGAGCCGACAGGTTCGGGATATGAGCCGACAGAAGATCACGCCGGGCTATTCTGCACAGCCAGGCGGGCAATCCTCCGGCCGCGCCGTCGAGGACATTGCGGTGCGCGTCCTGTCCTCACGGGAGTACGAGGACTACACAGCGATCCAGTCCGCCATCAACACCGTGCAGACCTGGCGGAATGGCGGCGATGTGCTGGAGATCGTGCGCCTGCATACATGGATCTGGCCGCGCGAGAGTCTGGAGTCCGCTGCCAGACAGGTGCACGTGAGCACATCCACGGCCAAGCGGATGTACAGCCGCTTTGTCTACGAGGCAGCGCGGGCAATGGGCTACCGCAAAAGTTGAGCTAACAGAGCCTAAAATCTGTGCTACAGTGATAGCGTGAAGAATTGGAGGGAACAGGATGCAGCCATGGGCCGCGCGCTTTTACGCATCCGCGCGCTGGAAGAAATGCCGCGCCGGGTATATCAAGTTCCGCCGGACCATCGACGGCGGGCTCTGCGAGGAGTGCCGGGACAAACCGGGCTACATCGTCCACCACAAGCGGGCGCTCACGCCGGACAACATCACTGACCCGGACGTCAGCCTGTCCTACTCCAACCTCGAGTTCGTCTGCAAGGACTGCCACGATCAGTTTGACGGGCACGGCGTCGCAAAATCTCTGACGCAAAAAATTTTCTTCGATGCCGCCGGAGACCCGATCCCCCCCGTCGCGCGAGGCCGGGGCGCCGGCTGAATCACCGCACGCCCTACCTCGGAAGAATACGCAGGCCGTTCGCGAGGCCCCCCTACAAAAGTGCGGTGATAAGTAATCTACGCGCACGCGCGGACAGACGGCAAAAATCACGCGAAAAGGAGGCGTTTTCTGTGGCGAATCAGCGTAAAAAGACCAAAGAACAGCGGATCCGCGCGGAGAAAGCGCGCCTGAAAAAGCTTTACCGGAATCTACCGAAGGAAGCGGCCGGGACTGTCGCAGGCCTCATCGATCAGGCAGCCTTTATGCGCATCGAGTGCGAGGACATGGCGGACGACCTGCGGGAAAACGGCTGGACGGAGAAATTCCAGCAGTCGGAGCGGCTCGAGCCGTATGACCGCGCCCGGCCCATCGGGCAGGCATACAACTCCACGAACGCGAATTATCAGAAAATCATCAAGCAGCTGACCGCGCTCCTGCCGAAGCCGGACACCGCGCCGAAGCAGGAGGACGACGGCTTTGGATCCTTCGTCCGGGAGCGTGACGAGGCATGAAGCTCACGCGCTATCCGGAGACCTACAACCCGATCCTCGAGTATTGGGACGCGATCCAGTCGGGCCGCGAGACCGTCAGCCTGAAAGTGCAGAAAACCTACCGGCACGTTGTAGAGCAGCTGGGAGCGGAAAACTCCGAGTTTTACTACTCGCCGAAACGTGCCAATCATGTCCTCGAGTTTTTTGAAAACTACTGCCACCACTCCAAGGGCAAGGCGGGCGGCCAGCTCGTCCGGCTGGAGCTATGGGAGAAAGCGCTGCTGGCGACTGTCTTCGGGTTTATCGACATTGAAGGAAACCGCCAGTACCGCGAGGCCATCCTCATCGTCGGCAAGAAAAACGGCAAATCGCTGCTGGCATCCGGTGTCGGCCTGTATCTCCAGCTTGCGGATGGCGAGGCTGGCCCAGAGGTTTACGCCGTGGCCACCAAGCGAGACCAGGCGAAGATCATCTGGCAGGAAGCAAAGCGCATGGTGCAGAAATCACCGGCGCTGCGCAAACGGACGCGCTGTCTGGTCGGCGAGGTGGACAGCGATTACAATGACGGCGTATTCAAGCCGCTGTCGTCGGACAGCGACACACTAGACGGCCTGAATATCCACGGGGCCATGATGGACGAGATCCATCAGTGGAAAAACGGCAGACCGCTGTACGACATCATTGCCGACGGCGATCAGGCCCGCGCGCAGCCGCTGCGATTTATCACCTCCACCGCCGGCACCATTCGAGAAGACATCTACGACGAAAAATACGAAGAGGCCGAGCGCATCATAAACGGCTACGAAGATCCGGACGGGTACCACGACCCGCGCCGGATCGCGTTTATTTACGAGCTCGACAAGCGCAGCGAGTGGAATGACCCGTCCTGCTGGAAAAAGGCAAATCCGGGCCTCGGGACGATCAAGTCCTACACGGCCCTCAAAGAGCGGGTCGAGCGGGCGGAGAAAAACCCGGCCCTCGTCCGTAACCTCGTCTGCAAGGATTTCAACATCCGCGAGACCTCCAGCGAAGCCTGGCTCAACTTTGAGCAGCTGGACAACCGCGACACCTTCCAGCTCGACAGGAAAAACCGCCGCCTGATCTGGCAGCATTACATGGCGGACGGGAATGTGCAGGAGCGCGTGCTTTCCTACCCGCGATACGGCATAGGCGGCGCGGATCTGTCCAAGACCACCGACCTGACGGCGGCGAAGGTCCTGTTCCAGGTACCGGAGCTGCCGGAGATCCTGTTTGTGCTGCAGATGTACTGGCTGCCGCAGGATCTATTGGAAAAGCGCGTCACGGAGGACAAGATCCCATACGACAAGTGGCACGAGCGAGGGCTGCTCAGATTGTCAGAGGGAAACAAGATCCGCTATGAGGACGTCAAAGCATGGTTTGTCGAGGTGCAGGAAGACCTCGATATTTTTATACCCTTTATCGGCTATGATGCATGGTCGGCGTCTTACTGGACGGACAGCATGGCGGACTACTTTGGAGCAGAGGCCATGATCCCCGTGCATCAAGGCGTGAAAACGCTTTCCGAGCCGATGAAGCGCTGCGGGAACGATCTGGAGTCCAAGCGGATCGTCTACAACAACAACCCGATTGACAAGTGGTGCATGGCAAACACCGCCTACGACGAGGACAAAAACGGCAATATCCAGCCGCACAAAACGAGCAAGTCCACGCGCCGCATTGACGGAACGGCGGCCCTGCTCGATGCCTACACGATCTACGATCAGAAGCAGGCAGAATACACCAGTATGCTCTAGGAGTGAGACAATGGGATTTTTTAAAAACCTCCTGACGAATATCACGACAACCAAGCGCGTTTCAACCGTGCAGATGGTGCAGGAGCGCGGGAATGGCTTTTACAGCTACAACGGCAAAATGTATCAGTCCGACATCGTCCGCGCCTGCATCCGGCCGAAGATCAAGGCCATCGGCAAGCTGACGGCAAAGCACATCCGGGAGACAGTCACGGCCTCGGCGCGGAAGCTCGCCGTAAATCCGGAGCCGTATATCCGGTTCCTGCTCGAGGAACCGAACCAGTACATGACAGGCCAGCTGCTGCAGGAGAAGCTGGCCGCGCAGCTGGTGCTCAACAACAACGCCTTTGCCGTCATCCTCCGGGATGAAAACGGCCTGCCGAACGCCATTTTCCCGGTCGCGGCCATGCAGGCCGACGCCGTCTACGATGCGGGCGGGAACCTGTACCTGAAATTTTATATGCAGAACGGCAATGTGCTGACATTTGCCTATGACGACGTGATCCACCTGCGCGGGGACTTTTACGAGAATGATATCTTCGGCGACCCCATTGCTCCGGCCATTGTGCCGCTGATGGAGATCGTCACCACGACGGATCAGGGCATCGTCAAGGCCATCCGGAATAGCGCCGTCATCCGCTGGCTTTTGATGTTCGCAGCCTCCATGCGCGCGGAGGATATCAAGAAGCGCGCGCAGGACTTTGCCGACAGCTTCCTCAATGTTTCCAACGGCACGGGCGTCGCGGCCGTAGACGCAAAGGCAGAGGCGAAGCAGATTGACCCGAAGGATTACGTCCCGAACGCCGCCCAGATGGACAAAACCACGCAGCGCATTTATGCCCTGTTTAACACCAACCCGCATATCGTCACGTCCATTGCGACGGAGGACGAACAGAGCGCGTATTTTGACGCCGAGATCGAGCCGGTGCTGAAGCAGCTCAGCGGCGAGTACACCCGCAAGCTATTCTCCCGGCGCGAGCGCGGCTGCGGGAATCGCATCGTATTTGAGGCGTCCGCGTGGGATTTCGCGTCGACCTCGACAAAGCTGAACCTTTTGCAGCTGGTCGACCGAGGCGCGCTGACGCCGAACGAATGGCGGCGTGCGTTCAATCTTGCACCGGTAGACGGCGGAGACAAGCCGATCCGCAGACTGGACACGCAGCCGGTCGACCGGAACACCACGCAGAAAGGAGATGAAACCACATGAAGATCAGCATTCGCGGGCCCATCGTATCCAGCAACCTGCACCGCCTCTATCAGTTTTACGGAATGGAGGCGACGAGCCCAAGATCCGTAGCCGACGCACTTGCCAAGGGCAACGGCGAGCGGGCGGAAGTCGAGATCAATTCCGGCGGCGGCGAGATCTTCGCCGCAAGCGAGATCTACACCGCCCTGCGCAGCTACGCAGGCGGCGTCCACATCCGCATTGTAGGCCTCGCAGCCTCGGCCGCGTCCATCATCGCTATGGCGGGAGAATCAGAAATGACGCCTACCGGCATGATGATGATCCACAACATCCAGACAGAGGCCAGCGGCGATTACCGCCAGATGGAGCACACCGCAGGGACGCTGCGCGACGCCAACCACGCCATCATCTCGGCCTACGTCGCAAAGACCGGCAGGCCGGAGGCGGAGATCGCCGCCATGATGGACGCAGAAACATGGATCACAGCGGAGCGGGCCGTAGAACTCGGCCTCGTCGACCGCGTGATGCAGCCGGACACCGGCCAGAAACCGCTGGCAGCGGATTTTTATTCCGGCATGCTCAGCGAAGACGCGCTCCGGCGCGCGGAAAACTTTTTAAAAGGTCAGGCCGCAGAGCCTGATTTTTTTATGCCCGAACGGGCGCAGGCAGAAGCAAAACTGAAATTTTTAAAACTCAAAGGAGAATTGAAATGACAAAGGAATTTTACAACATCCAGCGCCAGAAGCTCATGGACGACGCCCAGAAGCTGCTGGACGAAGGCAAGACCGCAGAGGCGCAGGCCAAGATGAAAGAAGTCGAAGCCCTCGACGCCAAGTTTGAGGAGGAAGCCAAGATTCAGGCGAACCTCAACGCGCTTGCGGGCCAGAAAGTAGCGGCTCCGGCTGCGGCCGCGCAGTCCGTCGACCTGTCCGGCGGCGCCAAGACCCCGGACGTGCTCGACCGGTACGACACCGACGAGTACAAGCGGGCCTTTATGAACTATGTCCTGACCGGCAAGAAGATCCCCGCAGAGCTGACCAACGTGGACGCCAACACCAAGACCTCCGACGTCGGCAGCGTCATCCCGACCACGACCATCCAGAAGATCTACGAGAAGATGGAAGCCATCGGCATGATCCTGCCGCGCGTAACACACACGTCCTACGCGGGCGGCGTCCAGGTCCCGACCAGCTCGGCCAAGCCGACGGCCTCCTGGGTCGCCGAGGGCGAGGGCTCTGACAAGCAGAAGACTTCGACCGGCAAGATCGTCTTTGCGTACCACAAGCTGCGCTGCGCGATCTCCATGTCGCTGGAAGTTTCCATCATGGCATACCCGATGTTCGAGGCACAGTTTGTCCGGAACGTCGCAAATGCGATGGTAAAGGCGAAGGAGCAGGCCATCATCAACGGCACCGGTTCCGGCCAGCCGAAGGGGATCCTTGCGGAGACCGCCCCGACCGGCCAGAACATCGACATTGCCGCCGCGACAACTGCTCTGACCTACAAGGATCTGTGCAAGGCCGAAGCTGCGCTGCCGCAGGCATATGACGGCGCGGTCTGGTTCATGTCCAAGAAGACCTTCGAGACGCAGATCGTCGGCATGGTAGACAACAACGGCCAGCCCGTTGCGCGCGTCAACTACGGCATCAACGGCAAGCCCGTCAACTACATCCTCGGCCGCGAGGTCATCCTGACCGGCGACTACCTGCCGGCCTTTGCGGAGTCGGTCACGGCCGACACCGTCTTCGCCTTTATGTTCGATCCGGCGTACTACCTCTGGAACGAGAACATGGGCATGACGGTAAAGCGCTACACCGACGAGGACACCGACGACGAGGTCACAAAGGCCATCGAGATCGCCGACGGCGCGTGCGCCGACGTCAACAGCCTCGTCACGCTGACCAAGAAGAAGACCTGACGGAGCGCGGCCAACAGGGAGGGATGACAATTGGCTTTGATCAACGTTGCAAAAACCGCCCTGCGGCTGACCACAAACGCCCTTGACGACGAGCTCAAAGACGAGATCGACGCCTGCCTCATGCGCCTGCACCTTGCGGGCGCAGAGGGAGCGGACGAAGATCCGCTGGTCAAGGACGCCGTCCGCGCATACGTCCGCTGGCAGCATGATTTCTGCGGCCGGGGCGAGGAATGGAAGACCTGCTTTGCAGATATCCGCGACGCTATGGGGCTGTCCGACGATTACAGGGCAGTCAAAGCCAGCGGCGGAGCAGGAGGTGCTTGCTGTGATCTTTGACACGCAGATCACGCTGCGCCTGTTCTCCTACCCCATCGTAAACGGCCAGACGGCGGAAAAGCTCGAACGCGAAACCACCGTCTGGGCTGCCCGAAAGTCCGTAAACCGCGCCGAGTATTATCAGGCCGCGCAAGCAGGCAAGCGCACGGACGCAATTTTCCGCATACACAGCGCGGAATACGGCGGCGAGCAGCAGCTCGTCTGCGGCTCCGACGTATTTGACGTCGTCCGCAGCTACGGGCAAGAAACAGAGGAAATCGAGCTGACCTGCAAACGGAGGGACGGCGCATGATGATCTATGAGGCGCTATCAAGCCTGGGCGTTCCGGTCTGCCACCCACCCTATAAGGGCGAGGAGGAAACCTACATCACCTATCAGCTGCTCGGCCAGTCCGGGCAGCTCTACGCCGAGGGCGGAGAGGCCGAGACCGGCGTGCAGTACGCCGTTTCCATCTTCGCCGAGGGCTTTGCCGCCGGGCTTTTAAAGCGCGTGAAAGCCGCGCTGGAGGCAGCAGGCTACATCGCGACCATCGACATGGAAACCTACGACAAGGAAACAGGCCGCACGCAGATCGCGCTTATCGCCGAAACGGAGGGCGCGGAATATGGCTAAGATCTCGTTTTCAGGCACGGATGAGATCATGGCGACGCTCCAAAAGGCCAACGCATTTGACGACGAAACGCAGCAGGAGCTTTTATACGCCGCCGGGGATATCATCGTCGAGGAGCTGCAAAATGCCGTCCGGGCGAGCGGGTTCCGCACGGAGGGCTACGCCTCCAGCGTGAAATACCGCAAAACCATCAAGCAGGACAAAAACGGAGATCCGTATATCACCATCACGGCAGTTGGCAAAAACGAGCACGGAACGCGCAGAGCGACCGTGCTTTTTGTTTTGAATTACGGCCGCAGTGCGGAATACGGAAAAATCGACGGGACTTATTTCTGGACAAAGGGTGTCCGCAGCGCGCAGAAGCGCGTGAACGCGGAACTCGAAAAAATCCTCACACAAAAGCTGAAAGAAAGGGGCTTACTGTAATGCCTAGTTTTGACTTACGCGGCATCCGGGCGGGAAAGTATAAAAACACGTCCGGCACCGTGACCTACACAGAGCCGACCGACGTCGGCGACGCCATGAGCGCGCAACTGGAACTCAAGTTCGCCGAGGGCCGCCTGTACGCAGAATCCAAGCTTGCCGAGTACATCAAGCTTGCCACCGGCGGCACGATCTCGCTGGCCGTCAAGTACCTGAAAAAGAACGCGCAAACCATGTTTTATGGCTGCACGTCCGACACCAGCAAGGAAAATCTGAAATTCTCGGCCAAGGACATCGCGAATTACGTCGGTGTCGGCTTTTACGCGCCGGATAAGATCGACGGCGTGACCAAGTACACCTGCGTGTGGGTGCCGAAGGTGCTGTTCGGCCCGCCCTCACTGTCCTACCAGACCAAGGGCGAGAACATCCAGTTCAACACGCCGACCACTACCGGCGAATTCCTCGCAGACGATTCGACCGACGAGCTGCTGCTTGAAGTCGAGACCGTAGACAGCGCAACCGACGCAGTCGCGTGGATCAAGGGAAAGCTGGGTGAAACCTGATGGAGACGACCAAACTGAAAACCATTGACTATGCATTCGAGGGCCGGGTATACCGGCTCTCCTGCAACATGAATGTCCTTGCCGACGTGCAGGACGAATACGACGGCAATCTGCTGCGCGCGCTGAATACGGTGCACGGCCTCAAAAGCACGCTGGCCTTCCTGGCCGCCATGCTGACAGACGCTGCAGACACGCAGGGCATCACCGACGAAAACGGCCTTCCGCTGCACTTTACCAGCAAGCAGCTGGGCCGGAAGCTCACCATGCACCGGACGCTCGAGGCCGGGACGCGGATCTACCCGCTGATCCAGGCTGCAGTCACGCCGCCGGAGGAAGAACTCGGTGAAAAAACGTCGGAAGACGAAAAAAACTGACACCGCCGGGGAAACCGAAGCAGCTGGGCTTTGATTTCCCCGGCTATCTCGCAATCTGGCTATTCCGGCTGCATCTGCCGGAGCGGGATTTCTGGAAAACCATGTCCCCGCGCCGCATAACGCTCCTGCTTGACGCGCTTGCGCCGCAAAAGCAGCCGGAGCAGCAGGAACAGCCGCAGAGCCTGTCGGCCTATCTGAACGGAGGCACCTAACATGCCGAACATCAATACAAAATTTACGCTTTCGGGCGAAAAAGAATACAAGCAGGCCATTTCCGAGATCGGCAGCGGCATGAAGGTGCTGGACTCGGAAATGCGCAAGGTATCCTCTGCCTACGCGCAGAACGCGGACAGCGTAGAGGCCCTAAACGCCAAGAATGACGTCTTAGAGCGCAAGATTTCCACGCAGGCGGAGAAGATCGAGTATCTCAAGGCTGCGCTCCAGCAGTCGGCCGAGAAATATGGAGAGGCAGACAAGCGCACCATGCAGTGGCAGACCAGCCTCAACAACGCCGAGGCTGAGCTAAACAATCTCAACAACCAGTTTGACGAGAACAAGCAGAAGATCGCCGACTCCAGCAAGGAGATGGGCAACCTCGGCGACGTAGTGAACGGCCTGACGTCCAAGCTCGGCATTCAGCTGCCGGACGGCATGAAGTCCTCCATGAACGCCATGGGCAGCCTCGATGCACAGTCACTGGCGCTGGCGGGCGGCTTCGCTGCCGTCGCGGCGGCGATCATCAAAGCAGAAAAAGCCATGATCTCCATGACGAAGGAGTCCGCCGCCTTTGCCGACAACATCATCACGCTATCCATGCAGACCGGGCAATCGACACAGCAGCTGCAGGAGTTTGCCTATGCGTCCGAGCTGATCGACGTATCCGTCGACACCCTGCAGGGAAGCCTGACAAAGCTGACCAACAACATGCAGGACACGATGAACGGCACGGGTAATGCGAAGGCATCCTTTGATGAGTTGGGCGTTTCCGTCACCAATGCCGTTGACGGAAGCATGCGCAGCGCGAACGACGTTTTCTACGAAACGATTGACGCGCTCGGGCAGGTAAAAAACGAGACCGAGCGGGACGCCATGGCCATGGACATTTTCGGCCGCTCCGCGCAGGATCTGAATCCGCTGATCATTCAGGGCTCGCAGACCCTCAAGGCCTACGCAGACGAGGCGCACAACGTCGGCTACGTGCTCGACGACGAGGCGCTTTCCGCGCTCGGCGCAGTCGACGACGCATACCAGCGCCTGCAAAAGACGCAGGAGGGCGTCAAAAACCAGCTGTCCGCCGAATTCGCCCCGTATCTCGAAGAATTCTACGGCGACGTGACCACCATGGTAAAGGACGGCGGCAAGGCGCTCAAGGACTCCGGCATTGTCGACTCGTTCGGCATGCTGCTGGATACCGTCGGAGATATTCTGAACCCTATGTCCGATCTTTCCAACAACCGCGTCCCGGCGCTGACCAAGGCATTGCAGCCACTCGCAAAGGTAATGGCGCTCATCGCCGACGCGGCGGAACTCATCAAGGGCGTAGTAAACATCTCGACCGGCCACATCGGCGAGGGCTGGGGGCAGCTGACGCACGCGCTCGGCTTTGGCTATTCCAGCGGCAACGGCAACAACTACCAAAATCTGCTCGATAGCTACACAGAGCAGCAGTGGGGGCAGAGCGCGGCAGACCTCGCCAAAGCCTACGAGGATGCAGTTGCCCGCGGCGATTCGTCCACCATCGGCATCACAGAGGACGAATGGGTTCGCCGCTATCTGGGCGGCAACGCCGCCGGAACGGACAACTGGCGAGGCGGATGGACGCGGGTGAACGAAAACGGGCTTGAACGGATCTTCCTGCCGTCCGGCTCCCGTATCCAGACAGCCAGCGAAACGCGCTACACATCCGGCGATACCTACAACACCACCGTCTACGTGGACCACGTCGACGACCTCGACACCATCCTCCGCATCGCCAAAAACGCACGCATCACAGCCAGAATGGGGGCAAAGTAAATGGCAACCTTTACAGTACCGGCGAGTGGATCAACAGCAGTCGCGAAGAACTATCCGAACACGAACTTCTCGGATCTTACACAATACAAGTTGTTTGTGGAGCCGTTTACAAACCATTCCGGAACGTTCGGCGGGTGGGACAACATACTACTGAAATTCGGAGAACCGGCAGCAGCGTACAAGTACAAACGCATTACAAAGGTTAAGCTTGTAGTATATGCAATGCCAACGAAAGGCACCTTGGGGAGCTGGGGGGCAGCGTATATATCAGCCTATGCGCTCGGGCTGAAAGAACCGCTTGATGTAAGTACGGCGACATATGCGACGCAGCCGCAGCAGTTGAAGGATGGATCAACAAGCGGGTCGGCAAGTTGGAACGAACTCAATAAAGTTGTACAGGCGCAGGTGACATTCACAATGTCGCAATACAATGCAGCGGAGAAGAATGGACTTGAGCACGGTCTGCGCAACGGCTTTTTGTTTGCTTTTATAACGGGCGGAGAAGGACACGCATCAGAGGCGATTTTTTATGGTGCAAAATCATCATACAAACCATTCCTTGAGTGCGAATACTCTAATGATAATGTAGGAATAAAGGCGGAGAATTTCGCACCGTCGTCAGGGGCTTTTGTAAACAGAACGCAAAAAAATACATTTACATGGGATACCACTGACGACACAGATCTCACACAGACGTGCTTCGCGGAGATAAAACAAACCTCCGCTGTTTTTGAGTGGCGCGTAAAAAACGCAAGCACATCAAAAACGATAAGCGTGTCTGGCGCGACGACCTCTTGCACGGTCCCGGCGAACACATTCCCGTCAGGGACGCTCGAATGGCGCGTAAAGGTGACGGCAAACAGCGGCACGACAACGACGTCCGCATGGCAGGAGATCACGACAACAGACGTTACCCCGACGGCCAAGCCCGTCTCCCCTTCCGGCATCGTCATCGACGCGACAATCGCCAACCGCTTCTCGTGGAAGCACATCATTTCCACCGGCACGCCGCAGAGTAAAGCGGATCTGCAATGGTCCGCCGACGGCACGACGTGGAATACCCTTGCAACCGTCACGGGAGAAAACCAGTATTACGACGTTCCGGCGAACAAATTCACAAGCGGAACAAAATACTGGCGCGTCCGCACCTACAACACAGACGGCACGCCGTCGGAATGGAGCGACAAGGCCGAGTTTATCGCCATCAACGCCCCGTCCGCACCGTCCATCGTGATCCAGTCCACCGGCCCGCGCCCGCGCATCACCTGGCAGACCTCTGAGCAGGAAGCCTATCAGCTGACGCTCTCGAGCGGCTACGCCTCCGGCACGGTCTACGGCACGGAGAAAGCATGGCACTCGCCGGTCTACCTCGCCGACGGAAGCTACACCATTCGCGTGCGCGTGCAGAACAAGTACGGCATGTGGTCCGAGTGGAGCGCAGCCGCGCTCCCCGTTTCGCACACCGAGGGCGAGGTGATCACACTGTCGGCCGGCGCAAGCCATGAGGCCGCATTGACGTGGCAGACCGCAGGCAGCTATGATTTTTATCTGATCGAGCGGGACGGCGTCGCCATTGGCCGCACTGCACAAAAGCAGTACATCGACCACACAAGCATTGGCAGCGTGACCTACCGCGTCCGCGGCTGCTACGACGAAAGCGATAACTACGGCGTGTCCAATTCGGATACCGTCGAGATCCTGCCCGAGACCAACATGATCTGCGATCTGGAAACCGGTGTCTGGCTGGAAATGCGCCTGTCAGAGACGCAGCTGCGCACCAACCGCACCAGCTTCTCGGCCGGTGTCTCGACCGTCCATCTGGCGGGCCTTGCCTACCCCGTCGAGGAGCGCAGCGAGCAGCGCGACCGCGCCCTGTCCGTCGCCTGCGCCTGGCCGCACGCGCAGCGGGCCGCCGCCCTTGCGCTTGAGGCCCTTGTAGGCCGCCTCGTCTGCATCAAGGACCGCTACGGAAACATGGCCATCGGCTCGCTCCCGTCGCTCGAGAGCAACTGCGACGAGTTCATGCGCCGCTATTCCTTCACCATCTCGCACACCAACCGGGAGGAGGCGATCACCCTTGACCCGTGACGTAAGCTACCGCATCGACGTGCTCCGGAACGGCGCGCCCATCACGCAGCTGCAATGGGACACCGGCAGCCCACCGCAGATCATGAGCGACCGCGCCGCGAACATCCACGGCACGCTCAAGGGCAGCTTTCTTCCCAATGCCATAGCGGCGTGGGAATCGGACGAGCTGCGGCCATGGATCATCGTAAACGGGACGGAGCACTCTCTTGGTATCTATCAGTCCGCGACCGTCGGCAAAAAAGGCAGCGCGGGCAGCACGCGCGTAGAGATCGAAGCATACGACCGCTGCTGGCGCGTGTATACGCAAAAAACCGAGACGATCCTGCATCTTGCCGCTGGCTCGTCGTACATCACCGAGATCCGCAAGCTGCTGACAGCCTGCGGCATCTCGCTCGTGATCGCAACACCGAATGCAGCTGTGCTGGCGACAGCCCGCGAAGACTGGCCGATTGGAACGAGCTATCTGACAATCGTGAACGCGCTGCTGTCCGAAATCAATTACGAAAGCCTCTGGTTTGACGCCGACGGCGTGTGCCGCCTAGAACCGTATCAGGAGCCGTCCGCAGCAATCATCGACTGGCGCTACGGCGTGACGGACCTGTTTCTCCCGGAGAAACATCCGGGCCCGGACTGGTCGGATGAAACAGACATTTTTGATGCGCCGAACGTTTTCGTCGTGACCTGCAACAACCCGGACATGGACGCGGCCATGGTAGCGACGGCCGTCAACGACAATCCGGCCTCCAAAAAATCCACCTTTAAGCGCGGCATGCGCATTACCTCCGTCGAGCGGGTAGACAATATCGCCTCGCAGGACGAATTGCAGGCCTACGCCGACAAGCGCCGCAACGAGTCGCTGCTTGCTACGCGCGCCATTACATTTTACACGCTCAGCGAGCCGGGGCACGGCGTCGGAGATATCCTCGCCCTGACGCACGACGAAATCGGCGGAATTTACCTCGAAACCGGCTGGTCGGTCACGATGCAGGCCGGAAGCCTCATGACACACTCTGCAAAAAGGACGGTGATCGCATAATGGAGGGAATCGACAGCCTGTTTGTGACGAATATCGAGATGCCGGACGAAAACCTGCCGGAGAACTTTCTGGCGACCGTCGGCGCGGTCTATGACGACGGTCTGTCCCTCATCCTAGAGGGGCAGACCGAAGCCACGACCAAGCACTACCGGTGCAACACGTCCGTCAAATTCGCCGCGGGCGACCGCGTCAAAGTCGCGCGGATCTCCGGCAGTTATATCGTCGAGTACGTCGTAGGCCCGCCGGGCAGCGGCGGAGGAACAACGGAAACACCATATGCGCTACAGCGTGGAGATAACGGGATCTACGTCGACCCAACCAGAAACATGCTGCTGCCGATGGTGCCACCAATGACGTTCGGAGCGTACAACCAATATTTTGGATCGATGTATGGGCGTGCGATATATCTGTGCTATAACGCCGCAACCAGAGGCGTTATAGACGTAACAAGCACAGGAAAAATCCGCGTAAACGGAACGACGATAGGCTAGGAGGCGAAATAACATGATCCAGATCCACATAAACAAAGCCTGCGCGCATCTGTGCTCGCCGCCGGAGCTTCTGACGGCGGGCATGGCGAAGGCCGTCAGCGTCCGGTTCGCGTTCTCCGAGGAATGGGACGGCCTGACGAAGACGGCAGTATTTACAAACAGGAAGAAAACTGTAGACGTGCTGGAATCCGAGTGGGACGGGAACCGTCTGATCGTACCGTATGAGATCCTTGCTGACGCCGGGCTGATCGCCCGCGTCGGTGTGTACGGATCCAACGCCTCCGGCGTCGTCCTCCCGACGGTATGGGTGACGCTTGGCAAGGTGCAGCCAGCGGCGGAGCCATCCGGCGACCCGGCTGCGGAGCCGACGCTCCCGATCTGGGCGCAGCTGCAGAAGCAGATCGGCGACCTGGACGATCTCAGGACCTACAACAAGGACAGCCTCGTCGCCGCCATCAACGAAGCCCGCCAGTCGGGCGGCGGAGGCGGGGGCGGTTATCAGATCGGCCCCGGCCTCAAGCTGGACGCCGAAACCAACACCCTGTCCGTCGATACGGCGGACGCAGTCGAAAAGGACAACACCAAGCCCGTAACGTCCGCCGCTGTGTTTGCGGAGGTAGGCAACATCAACGCGCTGCTCGCGACGATTTAAGGAGAGGGTTTTATGAGCACACAGACTGAAATTACAAGATTGCAGACCGCGCGGAACAAGCTGCGCACATGGCTCGTCGGCCTCGGCCTTGCCGCGAGCACGGACAAGCTCGGCGCGCTGGCCGACAAGGCCGCCGCCATCAAGAATAACGGCGCGGTCGACGCGCAGGTCAAGGAGGGCGAGAGCTATACCGTCCCGAAGGGCTACCACGACGGCACAGGAACGGTAAAGGGCGTCGGAGGCGGCGGCAACTACCAGCTGCAAGCCAAGTCGGTAACGCCGACGAAGGAGCAGCAGGCCGTCACGCCCGATCAGGGCTATTACGGCCTGTCCGGTGTGACCGTCGGCGCGATCCCGGAAAACTATCAGGACGTCTCCGCCACGACCGCCGCGCCCGCTGACGTGCTGGCGAATAAAGTCTTTATCGATGCAGACGGCGTAACGCAGGCTGGCACCATGCCGGACAACGGCGCGGTCGAAAAGGTCCTAGACGCGACGGCCGGCAATCAGGAATACACCGTCCCGGCGGGCAAGCACTCCGGCGCGGGCAAGGTATCCGTCGTGCTGGAAACCAAGTCCGCCACGCCTGCCGAGGCCGCGCAGGACATTACGCCCACAAAGGGCAAAGTCCTCGGCAAGGTCAAGGTCGGCGCGATTCCGGACAAATACAAGGACGTTTCCGGCGTGACTGCCGGAGCCGCCGACGTGCTGGACGGCAAGTTTATCGTGCTGGCAGACGGCAGCAAAGTCGAGGGCACGATGGCAAACAACGGCGCGATTGCAAAGACCATCGACGGCCTCACGCAGACCAGCGTAGACATCCCCGCAGGCTATACCTCCGGCGGCACCGTCAGCATGACAGACGACATCGAAAACGCCCTCGCTGCGATTTAAAGGAGGAACAGACATGAGCGTACAGACAGAGATCGACCGCATTATCACGGCAGTCGGCGCGGCGTATGACGCAGTGGAGGCCAAAGGCGGCACAGCCCCTGCGGCACAGACCATCGAAGGGCTTGCCGCAGCAGTCGGTACGATTCAGATCGGCATAGCTCCGCAGCTGGTCATAACGGTATCTGCCGGTGCGACGGTCACAGCGACAAACGGCTCCAAAACGATCAGCGGAACATCTGACAGTACCGGAGTTTGTACGCTTATCGTTCCGGAGATCGGAACATGGAGCGTATCTGCTACGCTGGACGGGAAAACTTCTGACACAAAAATAGTTACTATCACGGACAGCTATGCAGTGGAGATATTTTTTGCGAGTCCAACACTAAATGATAATGAGTGGAGCACTATTAAACGAATATCTGATGCAGGAGATGGAGCGTCCTATTGGAGCATAGGAGACCGCAAAGCGATCACGCTGAACGGAACAGTCGGAGCATTGACATTATCCAACGTCACGATGTATGCGTTCATCATCGGATTCAATCACAATTCCAGCGTAGAGGGAACAAACTGTATTCATTTCCAGTTGGGCAAAACGTCGCTGTCCGGCGGTACGGACGTTGCGCTATGCGACAGCTATTACAACGATACCGAAGGCGGATTCCGCATGAATACCAGCAACACGAATTCTGGCGGATGGAATATGTCAAAGGCACGAACGGAGCTATGCGGTACAAGTCTGTCAAGCTATTCCGGCACGATCATTGCGGTAATTCCGGCAGCGCTCCGTGCGGTGCTGAAATCCGTGATAAAGTATACAAACAACAAGGGCAACAGCAGCGAGGCAAACGCAGTGACGGCGACAACGGACTATTTCTTTTTGCTGTCTGAATATGAAGTATTCGGAAGCATTACGTATGGAAATACAAACGAAAAAAGCAAACAGGCGCAGTATTCGTATTATAGCGCCGGAAACAGCAAGGTAAAATACGATCAAAGAGAGTCGAACAAAGCAGTCCATTGGTGGCTGCGCTCTCCACGCGCCAGCAATACAACAAGCTTTGTAGATGTGTATTCTGATGGGGGAGTTGCCAGCAACGGTGCGCACTACTCGATGGGCTTTGCCCCCGGATTTTGCGTATAATTCGGCGGCAGGAGGTATGTATGGACTATACCACGTATAAACGGTACAAAGGAAATGGCATTGGTGGGTATTTCAACATCCGATATGGAACAAAAGTAACAGACAACTGTGGATTCCTTTACGCTGCGGACGGGCGCTGCATCTGCGCTGTTTCCAGTGAAAACGGATGGGCGCATTTCAGGCCCGACACACCAGAGGGCGCGTTGCGGCAAGAAATGCTTGAACGCCTCTACCGCTGGTATGAAAAAAACGGATGCGGTGAAGACTTTACGGATGACAAATGGCCGGGGCAGGAAAACGGCTACTGGAAAAATCGGTTGAGAACCGCAAGTACAGAGCGATTGGAGAAAATCTATCAAGAGAAATTTGGAGGGACGCCATGTATGCAGTAAAACAGGACGGCGCGTTCGCCGGGTATGCGGACAGTATTGTGCCCATCCGACTGCACGGCAACGGTTGTTATGTCCCGTGCAAGGAAGATCAGGCAGAAGGATTTTGCGCTAAGATGGCTGTGACTATTACAGATGAAGAAGGGACTGAGCATCAGGTGCTTTCTGACAGGGTGTTTCATCTCCCCGGTTACACGTTGAAAGGTACGGAGCCGGAGGGCAGCTATGAGGAAATGGGTGCGGCACTGCCACTCACAGATGCAGAGAACGCGGCGAAAATTTTACTTGGGGAGGCGGAATAACATGAGCACCTACACCGAGCGGGCGCGGGCGCTGCGCCCCTATATCGTCAAAAGCGCCGCCAGTCTCACTGACGCCGACGCGAGTCTCGCGCCGGAGCTTTTCACCCGCCTGACCGGCTCCGGCAGCCTCGTCAAAGCCGGCACGCGCATCAACTGGGGCGGCACCATCAAGCGCGCCGCCTCCGACCTCTGGGACACGGCCCAGAACACCCCGGACGCCGCCCCGGCCCTCTGGGAAGACATCGCCTACAAGCAGGGCTTCCGCATCATTCCCGAGACCATCACCGCCGGCCTTGCATTCTCCAAAGGCGAAAAAGGCTGGTGGCAGGACGAGCTCTACGAATCCCTGCTCGCCGCCAACGTCTGGAACCCATCCATTAACCCGGACGGGTGGAAGAAGATCACGGAAGAAGGTACATAGCCATGGACGATGCAACTATCATCGTTACCCTCGTCTGCGCCGTGCTCGGCTCGTCTGCGCTGACGGCGGTAGTAAACGCCGTCGTCGGCGCGGTACAGAAAAAGCGCGGCAAGACCACGACGCAGGAGGCACATCTAGCCGAGATCGACAAAAAGCTCGGGAAAATGCAGGAGCATCAGGACGAGCAGTATTTGGCTATCCTCCGCCTCACGATCATGAGCGAGGAAATGCCAATGGCCGAGCGGCTGATTGCCGGGCAGAAATACGTCAAGCTGGGCGGGAACGGCGACGTGAAAAAATTCCTGCACCAGCTGGAGGCGCAATGCGGACATAGCAATGGAGTTTAGCAAGAAATGGCTGATTTGCAGCGCGCTCGTCAGCCTCGCGCTCATCATCGCCTGCGCGGCAGGCGCAGACCTGACGGAGATCACGCTTGCGGTGCTGGCCGAAACAACGGCCTCCAGCGGCTTTTACCTCTGGAAAGCCAAGAACGAGAACCGCGCGAAGTACGCGCAGAAGTACATGGATAAATGGGCCGAAAAATACGGCCCGGAAGCGGCAGCACGCATCGCAGAGATCGTGCTGAAGGACTGAAAGGAGCTACATATGGAAAACATCAAGAAGCGGCTCGGCAATCTGCTGAGCGTCAAATCTATCGTCACGCTGGTGCTGACGGCGGTATTTGCGTACATGGCAGTCGCCGGGAAGATCTCGCAGGACTTTATGATGGTGTATACCGTCGTAATCGCGTTTTACTTTGGCACACAGAGCCAGAAAGCGCAGGACGCCATCGATGCGGCAGGCAAACCGCAGGAGGACGCGCAGAAATGAGCATCAAGATCGGACAGGCCAGCCTTGGAGAAACCGGAGGCCGCAACCAGCAGCCCGGCAATCAGAACGGGCGGGAACTGAATATCTCCAACTGGTACAATGGCCGCTGGCTCGGCGTACTGCGCTACAAGAGCCGCAAAAAGGCCGAGCGGGCCGCGCAGACGTGCGAGGCGGCCATTAAAAACCGGAACATCGGTTACGATATGGACGACAGGAACACGGCGTATGAGGCCGCCAGAGCCGTCGGATGGGACGTGAGCAAGATCGCAAAGCCCGTGGAGACGGACTGCTCCGCGCTCATGATGCTCTGCGCCGTGGCCGCAGGCTGCGCGTCGGTCGAAGCGCTCTACAAAAAGCAGGGCAATAGCTGCACAACATACTGCATGCTGCACGATTGGCCCGCAACGGGCGATTTTGTATTGCTGAACGGCAGCAAGTATCTGACGACGGACGCGAATCTCCTGCGCGGCGACGTGCTGGTAAGCTCGGGCCATACCGTGATGGCCCTCGAAGATGGAAAAAATGCAGAGGAGGAAACCGAAATGGTAGAAAAGAGCAAGATCATCGTCGACGGAAAGGAAGTCGCCGTCGAACGCATCCTGAAGAACGGTACGAACTACGTCAAGGTGCGCGATATCGCCGCCGCGCTGGATCTCGAAGTGAGCAACAAGGGCAATATCGCTGTGCTGAATCACAAGGAAAAGTAAGCCCCCGCCAGGCGGCGGGCCGAAGGGAGTGACAGCAAATAACTGCGCGGCTGGCTCTGCCGAAGGAGCTGGAACACCTCACGCGCAGCGACTGGGAGCGCGTCGCTGACGAGGGCTTATTGGATGAGATCGATCAGCAGATCGTGAATCTTTATATCGTGCGCAGGCTCCCGCAGCTGGACGCGGCCGGTGAAATCGGTATCGACCGCAAAACCATCTCCCGCCGCCTGCCGCACATCTACAACACCGCCCGCCGTCTGGCAGGAGCATAACGCAAAAAGCACCCGTGGGATTCGTCCCACGGGTGCTTTTGTATCAGGACCGCAGTTATCCTGCGGGCTTATTTTGTTGCATGAGCGCGTCCCAGCGGGCCCAGAGTTCGCGGTTGCAAGGTTCGCCGTGCAGCGAATCGAGAATATCAGCGACTTCTGCCGGGCTTTGATAGTACAAAACGCACGTTTCGCCGGTCTGCGTGCGCCGAAATTGCAGCTTTTTCGGCCCTGCCGGAAAATGCGAGGATACTTGCGTTAAAAGCTCAGGCTGCCCGTAAACCCGCAGCCGTGGTGTCCTGGTGGGCTTGCCACGTACCTTGTGCGGCCAGAGATCAAGGCAAGCTTGCAGCTCCACCACACCGCGGCAAAATCCCTGCCAATCAGTCACGTCGGCGAGGGACGGGAGAAGATGCACCTTCGCGGATTTCACAACCCAAAAGTCTTTCTTTCCGTCTGCGCGGTGCTGGAGGTATGGCGCGGTTGGGAAAAGCTCGGCAACCGCGTCGACGTACCAGCGATCAATGCAGCGCACAAGGAACTTGCCGCAGGTATCAACGCCGAGCAGCATGAGGATCGCTTGCTGATATCCAGTCATCTTCGATGCCTCTCAAATTCTATTTTATTGATTGCTCAAGGCTAAAATCTCGGCTGCCATTGCGGCCACATACGGCGGGCAGGCGCGGTCGCCGAGGCACCAGTGCTGCACAGTGCGCAAAGGAACATCGAAATACTGCGCAAAGCCAGCTTGCGTCATCCTGTATTTCTTGATCAACTCCGGGATTGCGCAGTGCTTCCCGTCCCAGATCCCGCCGAGGAGCGCCAGCCGCTCCGCCGGAATCTCTTCGTCTTCGGCATCGCCCCAGACGCTGGACAGTGCCATATCGGAGATGTAGGCGTCGCGGTCGATGTATGCGCCGGTTTCGGCGTAGAGGACGGAGCGGATAAATGGGGTGAGTTTCATGTGGGTTCCTCCTTTTGATTCTTTCTTTTTTCGGCGTCAATGGAGAGAAGTTCATCTGCCATAGAAAGCACGTACGTCGGGCATCTGCGCTCCCCTGAGCACCATCTGCTAATGAGAGCTGAGCTGATACAAAAACGGCGCGCGAAATCAGCTTGTGTGATGCTGTGCTTTTTCAGCAATGTGCAAAATGCATCTAAATCGAGCAAAGAATCATCAACACGCGGCGATCTCTTTAGAGCGGCGCAAGCAGGGCAGTATCTCTGCCCCGTAGCAGTCAGAATGAACGATTCACCGCAGCGCTTACAGGTTGCGGCGCTTCCAATGTGGCGAAGCTCTCCACGGCCCCATTGGCTGCGTGCGCAGGATGGGCAAAATTTCTGATTTCCTCCGGTTGTTGTGTATTCAGATCCGCAGCGCTCACAAATAGCCGCAGACCCGATTTTTCTAGAAGTTCCAGCGGCCTTTCGATGAAAACTGGCGGTGGCGGCCTCGCGTCTGCGAATTGACGAACAGGCCAAACAATATTTCTGGCGCGTACCTGTCACGGTGTACTCATTGCCGCACATCTCGCAAATGGCGGTGGTTCCGATTTCTCCCTTCATCTCAGAAGCAGTACGCGCTGATGGGCTGGCCGTCGATGCGGACGGTGGCGAGCGTATCGTCGCTGAAATCGGGATAGTCAGCGTCTTCGATGCTGTCCGCCAACTCGTCCAGCGTGTAGCCAAAGTACACGCAAAATGCGTCGCCCAGGCAGGCGTCCATATCGCGGCAGAGGATCGCGTCCTGTACTTCCGTGTCGCCAGCCTCGGTGGCAACGGCAGTGCAAGCAATGAGTTCGTAACGGTTGTTGATGATCTTGGTTTCCAT